GGACCGGGGCGTCCTCCAGTTCGGCGTCGCTGATGCCGGGGCCGCTCACGGCGTCCGCGTTCTTCAGTGACTTCGGGGCGACGACCCCCTGGTCGCCGACCTGCTCCACCGGTGCCGCCACCACGGGCGTGGCCTCCGCCAGGTCCGTGGTGCCCTGCGTCTTGGACTGTGCCATGAACGTGTCTCCTTCACGACGTGGGGCGCCCCCCGTTGGGGCGCCCCTGTGGCGTTCACTCAGGTGGCGCTGTTGGCGTAGTGCTTCACCGCCTGCGTCGACAGGAGCTTCCCGTCCGTGCGGTGCCACGCCCGGAACCCGACCTGGCCGTTCGCGGCGTACAGCTCGTTGAGGCGCTGGATCGCGATGCCCTGCACGTCCCTGATCCGGTAGTACGAGAAGTCACCGAACAGGATGCTCTTCGCGCTGGCGGCCATCACGGGCATGTCGGGGTCCGTGAACACGGGGTACCCGAACAGGGTGCTCGGCGCGCCGGCCGTCATGCCCGGCGACCAGATGTACTGGCCCGTGGTGTCCTTGATCTTCATCAGGGACTTCGCGGTCGCCTCGTTCATCAGGAAATTCCCGCTGCGGCGGAACGCCCCCATCACGCTGTAGATCAGGTCGATGATGTCGTCCGACGTGACCGACGTGGTCTGCCCGTTCGCCCCGGTCTTCCCGGCCGTGGTCTGCGTCGTGATGCCGGTGGGCTTCCCCGTCCCGTCACCCACGACGTAGCCCGTGTTCTCCAACACTCCGATGCGGAGCGCGATCTCGTTCGTGAGGTACGCGTCGAGGTTGATCACGGCGTCCTGGAGCAGTTCCTCGCTGGCGAGCACGATGGTGGCGGCCTTGTAGGCGCTCATCGACGCGGTCCCGAACGTCTCGTCGGACGGCGTGAACGCCGCGTTCTCCGCGGTCCATGCGGCGGCGCCGTGGGCGGCGACCGTCGCCATCTGCAGGGGCGCGCCGTCCTGGGTGGTGATGACGTTCGCGATCTGCCGCATCACGCCGTAGTCGCGCATCAGGTCGATGATCTGCCGCTCGAACGTCGTTGGGACGAGGTACCCGCCAGCCCCGTTCGTTGCCCGCGACAGGGTGCGCCGCTCGTCGCCTTCGAGGGCCTGCATGCCCTGCGTGACGAGCCGGTAGAACGCCGCGCGGTACTCGTCGGTGTCCTGCGCGGCAACGCCGTGCCGCTGGGCGTTGTATTCGGCGAGGCTGGCGGGGACCGCGCGGCTCTCCGGCACCTTGGTTTCGCTCGTGGTGTCGGGCGACAGGCCGGCGGGCTTGATCTGCTCTAGCCGCTCGCGTCGCTCGATGTCGGCGGCGATGCCGTCAGCCTCTTTGTCGAGGCGGTCCCACTCCTGGGACTCCTCCCCGGTCAGGTCACGCTTCTCCTCGTCGGCCTTGTCAACGAGGGCTCGCATCTTCTCGATGATTGCGGCGCGCTGCTCGCGCCGCTCGGTGATGGCACTGACGCTCATCGGGTCTCCTTGCTTGGGTTGGTGCGCGGGCCACCGCCACCGATCTGGTGGAGGTGAAGTCGGCGCCGGCGCCAAGCTGCGTCCAGGGTGCGCGCGTCCTGGAGGCCCGTGGGCGGGTCCGTGCCCTCGCCCTCCTCGGGCGGGGGTGCATCGTCGGTATCGGTAGCGGCGTGGCTACGGACATCGGTCTGCGGGTACGCGGGGAAAGTGACGACGCTCACGTCGAACAACTCCCCGATGTCGGTGATGGTGCGGGTGATCACCCCGTCCTTCTCAACCCACTCGTCCTGCGCGCCCCTGAACCCGAAGCTCATCCCCGTGATCTCGCCACGGCTGATCGCGCCCCGCACGTGGGTGATGTCGGGGTGGTCCCCGGCGGCTTCGATCCAGCAGAACAAACCGCGTGGGTCCTCCCGCAGCTGCAGGGTCCCGGCGGTGGTCCGCCCGAGGATGGGGAGGTGCTGGTGGTTGATGAGGGCGACGACGTCGTGGTTCTCATCAAGGGCCTTCCGGAACGCCCCGCGCTTCAGTTGCTCCCGGAATCCGCCGAGGTCGTGGCTGAGGACGTTGAACACCGCGGCGTGCCCCTGGATGCGGGTCACGCCGGTGTCGGGGTCTGTCTCCGCGCGGAGCTCAGCGTGGGCGTACCGCTGGAGGGCCGTGGCCCCGGGGGCGTGGTGGCGGCGCTCCAGGTCGTGGACCGCCGCCCGGATCTGGTCGAGGCGGTTCACGCCGCGACCTCCTTCCCTTGAGTGGTGTCAGCCGGGGCTGGTGCCTCGGGGGACTCGGGATCGAGGTTCTCCCTGGCGCGGACCTCGCCGCGGCGCATCCACCCGGTCCCAGGATCGAGGGCCTGCGTGTAGATCTCCGCCCGGGTACGGGCGTCCGACCGCAGGAACGCATCGACAAGGAACTCCGCGTACGTGTCGCCCCCCGCGGGGAAAAGGTCCTCATCCGCGTTGAGGGCCTGCTCGATGTACACCAACCAGGGGCGCACGCTGTGCGTGAGGAACGACGCGGTCTCCTGCTCAACGTTCGAGTAGGTGAGGCTCGACCCGCTGTCGGCCCCGATCATGTACGGCGGCACGCGGAAGACTCGGGCGATCTGCGTCGCCGACAGCTTGCGCTGCTCAATGAACTGGGCGTCCTCCGGTGACAGGCTGATCGGCCGGTACTCCAGGCCCTCCTCCAGCACCACGACGTCCCCGGCGCCCGACCCGGTGATCCGTTTGAACGCGCCTTTCAGCATGGTCGCGGCCTGCTGGGACAGGCGTCCGGAGTGCATCAGCACCCCGGACGGGCGCGCACCATTCGCCATCAGGCCAGCGGCGACGGTCTCCATGCCGCGGGCGAGGCCGAGGGCGTGGCGGGCCTGCATCACGGGGGACACACCGAGCACCCCGTTCCACGTCATGCCCTTCACGTGCACAAGGTCACGGCGGGTGCACCGCACCTGCGGACCGGTCTGCCCCTGGGCGGGGGTCACGGTGAACACGGGTTCACCGGCCTCCACCGTGACCTGCACGCGGTCCGGGTGGATCACGCCGAGCTGCACGATCAGGCCCGTCGGGTCACGGAACTTCGCGATGTACGCGTTGCCCCACCCCTGCAGGTGCGCCATCACCGTCGCGAACAGGTTCGCCTGGGTCAGCACGAGGGACGGGCGCCGAACCAGGCCGGCGGCGATGCCCTGCTCCACACGCTCACGGCCGACGGGGGACCGCCGGTAGACGATGAGCGGGATCGACGCGACCGCGTCAGCGAGGACCCGCACGCACGCGTACGCCTCCGCGATACCGAGAGCATCATCCGGTGACAAACCCGGGTCGTGGCCACCGGTGACGGCCATCAGGAGGCTCTCACTCGGCGCGGCGGCCGTGCTGGACTCGGGCGTGAGTGACCGCTCCGTGAGGCCGTGCGCCTGACGGAGGATGTCGATGAGGCCGGACACGCTAGACGGTGATGAGGTCCCGGGTTTCGTACACGCTCGCTGGTTCCGCCGCCTCGGCGTGGACAGCCCGCACGAGGGCGACGGTGCACACCGGCCACAGCGCGGCCTTCGCCTTCACGATCCGCCACCCACTGTCGTTCGCAACGGCCCGCGTGTCGGTCACCTGGGCGTGGACGACCTGGTCGCCCGCGTGGACCAGGCCCCCCGTGTGGGCCGCCTGGTGGAACGCCTTCGCGGCGGCAGCCATCTCACCACCAGCGAGGTCCGACAGGGTGACGCCACGGTCCTCCAGGCCCAGGGCGGGGTAGAACCGCTGGTCGCGGTCCACGACACACACCCGGCCCGCGGCGAACCCCACGACCGCCCCGTCGATCACGTCGGTAGGGACAACATCCCCATCGAGGCGGTCATGCGCCGGCACGCCCCGCCGCGTCGTCCACATGCGGCACGCCACCGCGACACGGTCACCATCACGCCACGCCACCGCGACGGCCGCCATCGACCCCGACAGATCAACCTCGACACCGACACCGACCGGCACGCCCGGCGGAGGCCCCGCGAGTCCCGGGTCCGTGAGGTCGTGCCACACCGTCGGCGGGATCCACACCGCCTCCTCCAGCTTGGTCGGCTGGTTCAGGAAGTAACGCCTGAAGTCAGCGACCCGCCGCCTGTGATCCACGTCGTTGCGGGCCTCGTTCGCCTCCGCCAACAGCCGATCGAAATCCATCCACCGGCCGGCCTCACCGTACGCGACCCGGAGACTCCCAAGGATCTGGTCATCATCATCGAACGACACCACCGCGGGCCCCTCCACGTGATCGAACAGGAACCCCGGGTCCGTGATCTCACCACGCTGGATCTTCGATGCGTACACGTGGGCGGTCTCCGCCACGCTGCCCTCACCCGGCGCGTACATCGTCGTCGTCTCCAACGACCACGGCTCCGCATCACGCCTCTTCGCGAGGTTCCGGCGCAACGTCGCGTGCGTCGAGATCAGGCCCTCCCCCCGGTACAAGTGGGTCTCGTCGAAGTTGACGTGCGTCTCCTTCCCGCCGTCCTTCGACGCGGCCTTCGACGACACCGCCCGGATCTCACCGCCACCCGGAAGGAACGTCCGGGTCATCCCCACATCCAGGCCCGGCGTCAACGCAACAGGCCCATGGGACAGCATGAACTCCACCGCCCCGTACGTGTTCCCCGCCTGCCCCTCCTCCGTCGCGACGACCTTCACGAACGGTGACGTGACGGGCCGGCCGACAGGCCCCGTCCGGGCAGACGGATCCGTCCACCCCGAGAACCTGACCGGCCCCAGGGCCTCCGCGCAGCACACCATCGCCGCGAGCTCAGACTTCGCACGCCCCTTCGCCCGCGAATACACCGCGCGGCGCACCAGCCGTCGGCCGTCATCGTCGATGGTGTACGCGGCGAGGAGGAACCGCACCTGCTCGTCATCCAGGCGGATCGGCTGGCCCTGCACGTCACCCGGGCCATGCACCAGGTTCGCCTCGATCCACTCGACCACCCCGACACCCAACGTGCGGTCCAGGCTCAAGGTCACGACACCACCCGCAGGAACCGGTCATCCGGCTTACCACCCCGCGCCGGAGTGGTCTTCGCCTGCATCGCGCCCTCCGGCTCACGCCACTGCAACCGCAGCCGCGCGAGGGGCGACAACCCCAACCGGTCCTCCAGCGACCGGGCCTCCGCAAGCGCCCGGTACCCACCGTCCTCATCCTCCGCGATCCGGTCCAGCAGACGCGCCAACCTGATCACGAGGTGCTTGTCCGACGCGAGCCACGCCGACGCCACCGGCGACGTCCACACATCACGCCACCACGCCCGCCCCACCGCGGACAACCCCTCCGGCGCCGCCGGCGGCCTACCCGTGCGGGCCACAAGCTGCTTCGGGGGCGTGACGTTCCCGCGGCGGCTCTGCCCAGGGGGCTTCGGAGGCGGTCCAGGCACCGTCACTCGCTCCCCGGTCCGACGCGCATCGAACCCGTTGACACCAAAAAATGGGAC